CGAAACCTTGGACAAGGTTGTGAAGCTTTTCGTTCACTTTGCGGGTTTCCTTAAGTTCTTTACGAGCATCGGCAAGAGCATTCTGGGTTTGCCTAAGAGCTTGTTGGTACTCAGCAAGTTCCTTACTTGCCACTCTTTGCTTAAAGGCTTTGACCTTGTCGGCTCTAAGCTCTGTTACAAGAGTTTTAAGATCGTGAACCTTGTCGATCATGTCGGTATGTTCATCCTCTACAAAGTCGAGAGCTTCGGAGTAGAAGCCAAGAGCATCAAGAACTTGTTCGTAAGTTTTGGCATTGTGGAGAGTCTTGAGAGCGACGTAGATAAGAGTCCGCTTTTCGTCGTCTCCCCCGCCGAAAGGTCGGCTTGCATCGATGCCGAAGAGTACGACGTTGACGGAGTGAAGTACTCCGCTGAGTAAGGTGATTAAGGATTTAAGTTTCGTATTCATATGCGTTTGATCTAGTAGTGAAGGGGAGAGTTCCCCGATGTGAGACTACAAGGTAACACGTCAAGACCTCACGTCAAGCACATTGCAAACTTTCTTTCATCCACCGATCCACCGATCCGATCCACCGATCCGATCCACCGATCCGATCCACCGATCCGCCTTGCTTACTCTTCTCTTTCTTTTCTCTCTTTTCTTTCTCTCTTCTCTCTCTTTTTATTTTCATCTATTTAGTTTCTTTCCTATTTCTTTCTTATTTATTTCTAACCTATTTGTTTCTTTCTTATTTAGGCACAAAAAAGCCCTCCTTTCGGAGGGCTAAGGGTTAGGGCAAAAGGATTGCTAAAAGCAAGCCTAAGCATAGGACAAGGGCAATCATAGGGCAAGAACCTCGTTGATCGCCCTGCGAACCTTGACAGGGTAGGCGCTATCCGCAAGGGCGCGAAAGCGATTTTCTTCCCTCGTTGTCTGTTCAGTTTGGCGATAAGTTTGATCATGGTTGGCAACGGCTGTGAAGGCGTTGAACACATCCCAAGCAGTTTCTCCGAAAGCGCCAAGGCGCTCGTTGGTAAACTGAGCCTTGACGGCTTCCCTCTTGGTTTCGGCTTGCTTGCTTTCGCCCTTGTTCACAATCTCGTTGATGGCGTCGAATTGTGCAGGGGTGACTTCCCTATCCGAAAGGGCAACGATATCGGATTCAAGATTGTGAATCACTTGTTCGATACCTGTTGCCTGTTCAAGGGCAAGTTTCATGGAAGCCCTTTGATTGCGGGTATGCTTAACCTTGGCAATCCGATCATCCTTATTCCAAGAGGCGCAACCGTTATCACACCATACTCTAAGAACCTCAATCGAGATCATGGTTGAAAGCGAACCGTCAAAAGAGGTTCGCGCCACAATCCTTTTGTTTAGGATATCGCCCTTTTTCCTGTCGCTATGAGTAGGAACCTCGAAATCACCCAAATCGCCTTGGATGAAAAGTTGACGCCCTGCATGGGTGAACCCTGCACGAGCATACTCGAAGTCAACTTGATCCTTCAAGCAATCGAGGAAAGCAAAGGCTTCTGTTGGTTGCAAGAGATCATAAGTATTCTTGACAGGAGCGATATAGTCTCCCCGATCATCAACGATCCAAGAATATTCGGAAGGCTTTTCTTTTGAGAGAACCTTTGAGTAATCGCCAACCTCAAGAGTTTGCATTACCTCGTTGACGTCTATGCATTCACTAACGTCTTGAATCTCGAAGAGACGTGGCGCGCTTGCGGTGAGAGGGTTAGGTATCATTATCATTTTAGTATCCTTATGTTTAGGTTAGTAATCAACTGTGAAACCATAGGATCGCATACCTTGCAAGTTAAGTCAAACTCTTTTTTATATAGATAAGAAACAAATTGGATAGTTTGAACAAGGGCTTAGAAAGGGCTTTGCTTGTCTATATGATACAAGGCTCACGTCTTGCCCTGAAAAGCAATTCACTTGGAACAAAACTCTAATCAAATAAATAATGTTCTAGATAGCTTGTTTAATCTCTTGTTTGTTCTCTTGTTCTCTCTAACTATTTATTATTTATTTATTTCTTTTTTATTTCTATCTATTTATTTTGTTTCCTTATTTGGGGCGGAACCCCCTATTAGGGGGTTTTCCTTTCCCTTGTAAGTTTGCCTTCCTTGTTCAAATAGTACAAGTCGAGCAATTCGTGACCACGTTCGGAAAGCCCAATTTGCTTTCCTCTGTCGCTCATCTCATCATCATAAACTTCTTCCCAGTGGACAAGTTCTTCCCATGAAGTATGACAATAAGCAATCAATCCCATCTTGACCGCTTCCATGAAAAACTTTCCTTCCTCGAAGGAAAGCGTAGGATAGGCAACGCCGTTCATCTTTGAACCAAGCAAGTTAGCAAGTGAGCAATAACGTTGCCCACTCATGACGTGAATCTTTTGGAGAATTAAGAGAATATCTTTTAACATAACAATAAAAAGGTAGCACGTCTTGCCAATGCCCACAAGCAAAAAAATCATTCAATTTAAAATAATAATTCCCGCTCAAAACAATCTAATTAATTCAATCGCAATCCAAACAATCTAATTAATTAAAATAATTCTTTCCCGCTTTTTCTTTTATATCTTTTTTATTCTCTTTCTTATAATTATCTTTTATCTATATATTTTATTTATTACGCTTTATTTATTTTATTTCTTATTTATTTAATTTGTTTCTATTTGAACACAAAAAAAACCCCCTATTTCTAGGGGGAAAGAATAATTTCTTTTTTACCGATTAGTCGAGAATAACGTTTTCGCCATTAATTCTCATGGAAAGAATATTATCTAAGAGAATATCGTTTAAGATAACCTTTTTATCCAATTCGCTTTGGGTAGAACTTGAATAACTCTTTTTGAAGAAATCTTGAATTGCGCTCTTTTCAATTGGCGCGCCGTTTTCAAGGAAATAATTTTCTTCATAAGTTTCTTCCCTTTTGCATTCAAGATAATACTTGGTTTCATTCTTTTTGTTAGTATGGACAACCAAAGGAGAGTTTGGCAAGCGCTTACCCCATTGGCGCGGCTTTACTTGGAATTCAATATTCTTTCCTTCCCTTTTTGCTTGATTGTCCAAAGAATTGGAATAATGAAAACCAATATTCGCAAGGAAACGAGCTTTTTTAAATACTCTCCCAAAGGGATTGCCTGTCTTTAAAAGCCGCGCATCGGTTAACGTTGTTAGTCCAATGAATGAATGCCCCTTGTAATTCAAAAAGAAATTACGGACTGAATCGGTAGTGATAGTTTTTGTAAGCATGGAATCAAAGTAGCATAGGTAAAAAGAGATTGCAAACTTTTTTTTACTTTTTTTTTAAGGCAATAAAAAGGATAGAATAATACCACAAACAAGGATTGCGCAAATCATTTGCTCTTTCCCTTTGGGATGGAATCAATAGCTTGTTTCCTTGTATAGTTAAAACGTTTCATTATATACTGAATCATTTCCTCTCCTTTTAATTGTTTTGTTTTTCCGCTCATTATATATTTATTTATTTATTTATTTTTCGCTTATTTAAAAGATATTCCTTTTTATTTAACGAAAAAAGGATAAAAACGTTTTGATTAATTAAATGATGCAATCAGTTTGCCAATATGGTGGAAGCTTCCTTTTCGGTTGGATTGATTTCAAGACGTCGGGCGTGACCCATGCAAAGCGCCCGTTTTTCAGACGTACTTGAAAGAATCCATTTTTGGATTTCCTTGTGGACAATTTGATTGCGATTGATTTCCTTTTGATTTCCATGATATTAATTTCGCACGTTTTTTATTCTTTGTCAAATTAATTTTGTACCACGTGCCAATCGTACAAATCAATTACTTTTGCGCCGTTGTAATATTGTTCGTGATCTTTTTGGTAAACGTCGACGTTTAAGATTCCTTTCAGTCTTTCCCTTGTCGTTGCACTTCCCCAGCCCGCAAACGTGAAAAGAATTAATCCGCTTGAATCCCTTTTAATTATCTCGTTTCCATGTAGGAAAACCGAGTCGCCATCGGTAAACGTATTATTTACTCTTTTCGCCTGACGTGCAAAGAATGCTTGTTTTATTTGTTCTGTTACTTTTCGCATGATTTTTTCTCCTATTTTAATGAATTGAATTTAATCTACTATTGCGCGCTTGTAATCTGTTGTCAAACTCTTTTTCTGAAATAAATAAATCTTCATTAAAAGAATAATAACAATGAGATTTTTCTACTACGTTATAGACGTATATATACCACCGCCCGCTAATTTCAGATGGAATCTCATCGCCACCGCACGCTATTCTGTAAGGATGTTGCCACCCGCTTTTCCAATCGTAAGGACATTGTATTGAATTATTCATACAAAGACAATCGCACGTTTTAAAATGTCTTGCAAGTTTTTTTTCAACTTTTTTCAAATGAATAATTACCAGGTAAGATTCTATCTTTTAAAACTAGGAAGCAAAATAAAGTAATTGAATAAGGAAAAATACAATAAAGAGAAAACCAATTAGAATGATACGTCGAAAAAGCAAAATAAATTACCACGCATCCCAAATAAAAAAAACTAGACAAAGCAAGTGAAAGTAAAGAATCAATTAAAGTTGAAATTAAAGTTTTCATTTATTTATTTTATTTAGATTATTTTTTCTTTTATTTTATTTATTTAAAAAAATTTGGCTTTTATTTAGGGAAAAGCCGTAAAACCTTGGGATTAATCAATAATCCTCATAATCATAATCATAATCGGGTTCGTCGGGAATATGACTGACGTCCTTAAGGTCACGATCCATGAACGCCGATCCCCAGCATGGTTCGCCGTCCTTGTCGAGAATTTCAGGATGGGCTTTTGCCGCGTCCTCAACTGAGTCGTAGGAGTCAAGGAAGTCGATGCGCGTCATTCCTGCGCAAACTGAGTTTGCGGAATAGCCATCGGACTTGTAGCCCTTGACTAGGAAAGACCCATCGGTCTCGGCGTGAATTTGTTTGTAGTCGTAATTTTCGTTATTCATGCCCAAAGAGTAAAACAATTAATTTACTTTGTCAAAACTTTTTTATGAGGTTTATCGTCGGGTTGGAATAAAGATGCGCTTACAATTTTCGTGCATTTCCAAACCCACGAATCTCTTTTTGCTTTTCCGTATCCTTGGAATCCACGATAATAGCGCAAACCCGCTTGCCAAACATTCTTTCCATACTGATGGACTTTGAAAGTATGGTCGAACGTTCTATTTTGTATAATTAAAACATACAAGTTGCCCGTTCGGTAAGCTTGCCATTTTTTATTTATATCCATGATTATTTTATTTAGTTTATTTGCGGAAAATCTGCAAACATTTTTAAATCGTTTTGTTTAATTTGTTTTGTTATTTTTCTTATTTGTATTTTATAAAACCAAGCAAATAGTTTATTATTTGTTTTATTTAATTTATTATAAATATAATTTAATTTCTTTATTTTCATTTTTCCTATCGTATTTCTTTTTATCCTTGTGTGGGCGCGACTTAGTAAACAAGACTTTTAATCTTATCTTAATTGATTTATTCTTTTTCTTTCTCTTTTTCATTTGAGATCGATTCCTGTTTCCTTTCTTGCCCAAGCGATAATTGGCTTTATTGCCTTATCTCCAAAATGGCAATAATAAGATTGATTTGCCTTTGGGTGAGAAACGATATCTTTTCCATTGCGCTTATGAATTATAAAACCGAGCTTGCGCATACGTTTCATTAACTTTTTTAATCCGCTACTTGTGTGACTCATAATAATAGTTTCGCATACTTGTTTGCCTATTGCAAACTTTTTTTTGTTTTTTAATTAATCGTAATCGTAAATAGTAGTTTCTAATTCATCTAATTCTTTTTCAGATAAATCTTTTACTCTTTGTTCAATTTGTTTTAATCCAATTAATCTGCCCATTGGGTCTTCATACCAAAATTCTCCACCATGAGACCATAAGAAAGTTAATTGCCTGCTATCGATATATTGCTTTACTAAATGTTCCATGCAAATAGTAAACCATACAATTTAAAACAAATCAAGAAAAAAGATTAAATTCTTTTTGTAGCCAAATAGCAAAGTTAAATAAGCTAAAGGCAAAGAATGAATAAATGACAAGGCAAATAATTAAATCAATAAATTCTCTCATGTAATCCATATAAAATTAATTGCTAAAGATAAAATAATTAAAACAAAACTTATTTCATATATTTCCTTCATATTTATTTAAACCTTTACTTGTGTTGTCAATATTATTCCTAATGTAATTATTATTAGTATTAACATATTTTCCTTTCGTTTATTTTAATGAGCCAAATAAGCAATTGGCTTTTTGAAGTCTTTAATAAAGCAATTGTCGCAATTGTTTCCTGCGCACGTGTGGTCATCTTTGTTCGACGTTGCAGGACAAACGGCATGTCCGTCCGCTATAGCCTTTTTGGCGCAACTATAAACAGACGTTCCCGAATCTAAGCCTTCGACGTTTGGCGCTTTTTCATCGATATATAAAGCGCTTGGCTTAATAACTACATTAGGCAAGCTTGCCAAATCTTTAAGCGCATCCAATTGGCTTTCCCTTATCCATTCCCTAGTGGGAAACCAAAATTTGATAGTGGGAAAATTTTCGCAAACTCTTTTCCATGCATTAATATACTTAATTGAAAACAAGTCTCCCGAATCATGGACTCTAAACAAATCCGTGTTTATATTCTTTAATTTTTTCTTGTTTCCGTCTTTGTCAAAGTACTTCTTTTTGATTTGTTCGGATATCTCGTTAACAAAAGAGTCGCCATTGTCTTTTCTTAAACTAGACAAAACAAAATCCGCTCTGTCTTGTAAACTTTTCTTTACGTTAGCAAATTGATAAAAGCCTTTGCAAGCATAACAACTTGAACAAATAAGAGAATCAAGTTTATCTTTTACTTTTCTAAGTAAAATTTGAGCGGCGGGACAATACTTAAGCGCAGGAATGTTAAAGCCTACGCAAGGCATTTTAGAAGGATTAGATAATAAGTTCATGCAAATACTTTCGCATATGTTTTTCGCAATTGCAAACTTTTTTTAAGTTTTTTTATCCTGGGCAAACAATCTTTATAGACTTTTTATCTCCTTCTGTAATTGTTCCGTTTGGATAATTTTCCAAAATGAATTTTAAATCAATTAGATCATATTCGTTAATTAGATTCCTTTTCTCTACTTCTTTTAATGCTTCTTCTAAAGAATAATTAAAACGTTCCATTAAATAAGAAACTAATTCTTTTCCTTGTAATAGTTTATTTCTTTCCATTATTTATTTAAGCAATTATTTTTTCTTTTTTTGATTATTTAGAGGAAGGGGATTTCTCCCCTTCCTCTATTTAACCTACTCCTTATCCAAATAGTTTTGGATTGCCTTGGCATCTCTTACGAGACCCTTGTTGCTTATCCAACTAATCTTGCCATTCTTCTCATCTTCCTCTTCCTTTTTGATGATGGCATCGGCGTTATTGACGATTTCGTCCAAGTAACGATTGAGTGCTTCCGCTACAATTATGTTACCAAGGGCGAAGTGATTTCTGATATACTCTATCTTGTCCATGTAAACAATTTCGCATATAACTCAACCCACGTCAAATAAAAAGATAAAAAAAATTACTGATCGTAAATTTGTTTATACATTTCTACATCTACGCCATCTATAGACCTAGGCACAGGATTTGTATCTGCATCTTCAACTAATCCATTAATGATGTTTCCTGCATCCTCCGCTTGCATAGGCGGTAGATCATTCTTTGATTGAATTAATTGAATATCGAAACCTTCCTTGGTTATAACGATCTTCTCGTCTCCCCTTAGTTTATTTTGAATAAACTTTAATGCTACGTGCAACTCTTTCATTGATTTTTTGTTTTGTCTAAATGCCATGTTATATAGTACATAGCAATCCAAGGAATTAAAATTAAAAAGTCATCCACCATATTTATAAAACTAATTATTTCGTTCATATTTATTTATTTAATTTATTTTAATATCCTAACCAAATTAATACATCTTGTGCTTTGTAAAACTCTTTATATCCATATGTTTTAAAGAAATCATCTATTTCATTCTCTACACAATGATCTCTAATTTCTTGTATTGCTTGCTCTATTGTTAGAGTAACACCCTCTGCGCTTTCAAAATAATCCATTTAATTAATATGCTTGAATGATTATACCTCCATTATCTAATTGCAAGACCATAGTCTGATCTATTAAAAAGTCAAGTGCATCTTCGTCATCTTCGTCTTCATCGTATGGTTCGTAACCATAGTCCTGCTTCCACTCTTCGAGACTAGCATACTCTGTATACTCGCAACAAACTGCGATAGGGTCAAGCTCCATGTCGGGATTCATCTCCTCGAAATGATTAAATAAAGCCTTTCGACCTGCTATTGTGAAGTTGCTTGACCTATTTACGTCGTCAAAAGATTTTACGAAATCGAATTCAGTAATTGTTCTAATCATAATAATTTAATAAGTTCTGAGTTGTTGGTAGTTGTCCTGTATATAATCGCGCACTTCTCTGATCCTGTCAAGCGCATCTTTAACAATTCTTTCTGTGTCATCCTTGTCCATCATATCCTTCTCATTGAAATACTCTAAGGATTTTAGTAGCCCTTCCGCCCTAGATAATTCAATAAGTTTTTGATGAACAGGTTCTCTTTCAACCTCTGAAGAATGAGTGTGAGGAGTATTTTTCAACTCTTGGATTGGTCTGAATGAATTTTGCATGATTGGAATTTAGAATAGATTAAGTTAAAAGTCAAATTTATTTTCAAAAAAATTGGTGTCCTTTTTTGACAAATGAGAAAGGACGGAAAACTCTGAATTTGTTAGTTTTTTCATTCATGGATGTAGGAGTCGCTTGCGACGTTTCCCTTGGGATTAGTCCCCACAGCGCCCGAACTACTTCCGCTAACAAAATTGTGAACCTCTTTCTCTCCCCCGAAGGTTGTAGGCGTGTACTGACGCCTCGTTGTTCAATGCTTTCGCATCTACAGAAAGAGCAGTCCCCTAGCGGATTCGAACCGCTTTCTCCATTCCTAAACGATGATCAGTCGCTTGTGGGCTTAACTAGTATTCCACACGTGGAATGTCGCATTAACCTAGCATATGCTAAGGGGACACAATTAAAAAGAATGGAGTGAGTGCCACGTAGCCAACATGGTAAATTCTGCGCCATCTTACTGACGATGTGAGGCATTCTCCCCTCCTACTAGGCTTATTATACTGAACACTCACTCCAAAGACTAAAATGTAAAAGAACTGAGAACAATAAACCACGTTATTTACTATCCGTCAAATCTTTTTTTGATTTTTCTTCAAGATATTTTTTTCTAGATATTTTGCCGAACTCTAGACAAGCACGATAACTTAATCTGGTTAATTCAATCTCGATCACTTTCATTTTTCCCTTGTGATCAGGAGAAGGATTTAATTTTTCCTTTTCTCTGATTGATTTAAGTTCGTTATAACGATCAAGAAAGTATTTTAATTTCTCTTCGGGTGACATTGGTTTAATCTTCATACCTATATAAAGGGAAGATTATTCCATTTTTCCGATTATTTTTTCAAATATTTTTCTTTGTACTCTTTTATAACTAATTCGTTAGTCTTCAATCGCCTTATTAAGGCTTTATAAGTAATGAATGGAATCTTCATTTCACATTCACCCCATAGTTTAATTATTTCGCTTAGGTTCATTTCAGCTTCCTTTGTTTAATTTAACCCACTTGCCCTCCCGACATCTGCCACTATTTATATTAATATATTTTAGTCAATTAAGGATGTCGTATATTATTTACAACTAATTAGTTTATTTTGGGAAGTCTTATTTATTTAGTTTATTTATTTCTAGCATAAAAAAACCTCCCCTATTTCTAGGGGAGGCTACTCCATTCTAATTATTGATTAATTAAGCATAAGGCACTCTTCCCATACCCTGTTCATCAATTTGGAGTCTTGACCCAAGGTAAGGGACGTGAACCTATTCTCCTCGATGCTAGACTCCTTAGAGGAACGATGAGCCTTGCCGTGATTTTGGTATTCGGTGATACCATTAAGCAAATCCCATGCAGTCTCACCTCTGTTGCCTTGACCTGCATTGAAGCGATGCATAACCTCCTCACGAATGTTTTCTGCCCTCTTGGACTCACCTGCGAAGAGACGATTGACCACCTCCTTGGCTTGATCTTGATTAATCTTCTGATCGACCAAGCGATTAATTGATTCAGTAGTTTCGGCATACACCTCCTTGATGCCCTCGATCTGATCGACGTAGCCTTGCAACTTGCCCTCCATCTGAGAGGAGTGCTTGACCCTAGTGGAAGACTTGACGTCTCTTGCTACCATGCCATTTGAGCAGACCAACCTCTCAAGCATTTGAGAGAAGGAGTTCTGAGTAGAACCATCGAACGAAGTCCAAAAGTAAACTACTTCATCAAGAATGTCACCGACTTTGGGATCAATCTCTACTGCATTAGCTTTCCTAAGACCAACGAACATTCTCCTGCCCCCCTTGGTAAAACCTGCCTTGTCGAAAGACATATCCAATTCGTTTCTTACGACATCGACATAATCAAATGCCTTGGAAGGTTGGAGGAGAGGATAGGTTTTGTTGACGATAGCAACAGGATTATCGTTACCATCGAAGACTCCACGATAAGAAGGGAACTTCTCAATCGGTTGAAGAGAGTAATCTTTCTCTGCTCCGATGGTTTCAAGAACTTCTGCTACTGATTCACAATCTGATACGTTTTCCATTTTCATTTTCCTTTGTTAGAATTAATTAACTTTGAGCCTCCAACATACTATCTATTCAATTATAAGTCAAGAACTTTTTTTAATTAATTTAAATCGGGCGTTTGGTAGTGTTTGCCTAGATTGTTTTCATTCCAAAGAATCTCATTCTTCCTCTTTAGAATAAGGATAGATTCACTTACTGCACCGAACCCTATGTTTATGTATGTCTCCATTTTAGCTCTTAATATATCATCACCTATCTGCTCAGTCAAACTTAAAAGGTTATCAAGTTGTCCCTCACACCAAATATCCACTTCTTTATTTGATCTATCTAAAATCTTTTCTACGTTTTCTTCTATTACTTGAGCCAATAATTCTACAGGATCATTCTCTTCCTCTTCTTCATTATTTAATCTCATTTATTTTCTTAGCTAAAACGTTTAATGCCTTCCTCTTATTTATTTTATTTAAATTGTCTTTATTTTCTAAATAATTATCTAGTAAAGTATTTATTTGTTCAGTTTTGGATGGAGGATTGTATTGTTCGGGATATTCTTTTTCTTTATTTGTTTTATTAGGCATACCCCATGCACTAAAATTCTCTTCATCAAATGGATTCATTTAATAGAAGGTTTAAATTGTTCAGATAATTCCTGCATATTTTCACAATCCTCAGTATGAGATGTATCAACACTATTATCTAATTTATTTATTTCATCCTCAATATCTTCCTTAGTAACTTTAAGCAATTCGGGTGGAATTGTTTTATTTAACATAGATGGTGTTTGCTCTCCATGATTAAACCATTGAGGTGATTCGTGATCATCTTGAAATATTTCCTGCGGGATCGGGGCATTTCCATTTAATTGAACCCATTCGTGGACTATTTTAATCTTTGATATATTATCCATTTTTATTTTCCTCTAGTAGCATTAGTATTGAAATAATTAAACCTAACCCAAACATAACACATATAAACATGACGTCAAGAATTAAGTATAAAAAAGTTTTCCATCGACTCCTCTAACAAAATGAGCCTCATGGACAGCAGACAAATACCTTAATTCATAAAAGTATTTATTATTATAAGGATTGTATTTTACCTGCCTAGATAAATCAAAAGGAGTATCCCATATATGTCCTACTACAAAGGCATGGACATTCTTTCTATTTGTTTTAATTACTCTCTGTCTATCTTTTTCATTAACTAAGAATTTACAATCAAATAAATTAATTTCATCTGAATGTGCCTTAACTAATCCATTTTGTTGTATAGACCAACAATCTTTATGTAAATTCTTATAGACTTTAACAGGTTTAGAATAATCTATTTTATATCTTTTGTCTTCTTGTTTAAGCAATTTCATTACACAGGCTCTCCAAATACCTCTCTCAATTTTCTCATACTTTGAGATTGAATAAAGACTTGTCTAACATAGTCTTCGTCTGAATCCTCAACTTCCTTGATCCTCTGAGCAACTAAATCGGCGTGCATCGGCTCACGAGGCATTCTGCCCCATTGAATAATCAGTTCTGTTTGAGGGAAGTATTGAGCGAGTTCTGCAACTTGCTCAGATGTAACGAATCCCCATTGGTACATAATTTCTTTTAGCAATTTCATATCAGCAATATCACGTATATATAATGGTTTGTCAAATAAAAAATAAATAGGTGTGGGGGAGGATTACTGAATACCTCCAACGTTTCGGCGTGAACATCAGTTCAAGATTACCTACTTTGTACCACAGATTAGACTCGGTATATGGTCTTTAGCTCATCCGATTGGACTCTGCTACCCCACCACAGGGAATCTGCGCACCTTAGCCCGCTCACGACAGGCTTATTCGGTCACCCACAGGAAGGATTATAAGCCCTTCCAAATTGTCGGGGGGCAGGAATTTATATTTGCCTCGGCAAATATTGTTAACCACGAAACTTTTCCTGCCAAAATACTCTCTTTATTTAAAGAAAAAGTATTTCTTTCCCCTAGAACAAAACTATTAAAGAACAAAAATATTGAGGCTATTTTTTACTGAGTTGCCTCTTCTCAGTTATGACGATAACCATAATAGCTACAACTACTATACCAAATATTTCATATTGTGCAAGTCTTTTTTTCGCTTATTTCAAAATAATATTTTCTTACTTATTTAGATTATTTTAAATTTTTTATTATTTATTTAAATTCCGCGTTATTTCTTATTATTTGCTTTGATTGCTTATTATTAATCTAAATAATCATGTAATATATTTTCTATATTATCTACTCTTCCTTCGTACTCCTCAATAAAGAACATCAATGCCTTATTTAATTTATCTTCATCTTCTCTATTCTTTATTATCATAGCGATCATATCATCTATATACTTACATTCATTATCTAGTTTATTAAATAATTCCTTAGTGTCTATATTATTATCTTTATTTAATTCTTTTTTTAATTGATTTAAATTATTTCTTATTTGTTCCGCTTCTTCTTTTAATTGATCTAAATCTACTTCAAACATTTGACTTGACTAAATTACAAAGTTGTGATAAAATAAAATATTTTATATATTTAAGTGCGCCACTCCTGTACAAAATAATCAATTATAATCAAAGACACAATAATAATTAGGATATTCATACTTAATATTCTCTATATATACTATTCTTTATTCTTATCTTTATTCTTTTTATCCTTCTTATTAGAAGATTTATTAAAAGCATTGGGTTGATCGTCTCTGAGTTTGCTTCTGAGGTTGGTGAAATCGTACATAAGGTGATCTTTTGGTTTATATCTCTTATCCGAAGGTACGATTCTTTCGTAAACCTTTCCCCCTACGAGCTTTGCAGTCTGAATTGCCCATGACTTAATTACCTTTAAAGAGGTATTAGGGAACTTATGTGAATAAGATGCTTGCCAATTTCCTCTTGAATCAAATACTGAATATCTCATAATTTATAATGTTTTGTAATTTACTTTGAATATACTTTATAATTTATAATAAGTCAAGAAATAAATTAAGAAGCATTCATTATTGTATTGCATAGAGCATTAGGAAAATATTCTCTTTGATATTCTGCCCAACTCTTTTTTGAATTATTCCAATTTGAGATTGCTCTGATTAAAGTAATTACTTCACCCTCTGCCATATAACTTCCAATGTCAAAGTCGCTCAATGGGATATTGCCATCTGAGTCCCATACAAGCACTTCATAGGTATTTGAGGCTCTTGATCCTTGGCAACCATTACCTTGAATTAAAGAAATGTTTATACCATTAATTTGGTGAGTTGCTTGCCAATGCAAATCATCCATACTTCTTATTGAATTATTATTTAAAAAACTACTAATCATTTTACTTAATTATATTCTTTTTCTTCGCTTGTTGAATAATCGCCAACTTTTTCTCAAATTCTTTTTGTTGCGCCAAAATACCTTCGGTTGCCTCATTGTATCCTGCAAACCTTGTATTCCTTATGTATGCGCCATTAATTACATTGTTTACGATGGTTGATCTAATATCTTTCATTTTTCGCAATATCTCCTTTTAGTTTAATAATTTTTAAGAATAACTGAAAATACCAAATATAAAGTTAAATGTCAAATCTTTTTTTTAGTTTTTTATGACCACAACCAAGATTTAGATACTTGCTTGCGAATTTCTTTTCTTCTCCAATAGTTATCAATCGCTTCTTTTATATCCTCGAAATTATTAGTTTTCCAAATATGGAATTTCATTCTTAAACTCTCCTGTCTTGTGCTTTCCTCACTTTTTGAGTTACCATCACATTAGGATTATTAATATGCTCTACAAGAGGTTGCCCACCTGTATGAGAAACTTTCTTAGAGATTCTATTTAATTTAATACTTTGCTCCTTTGGAGTGTTCCTTCTAGTTGTTGCTCTTTTACTCATAATTTTTTTCGTGTTCGATTATTAAATTAACCATTTTGTTAAATATCTCTTGCATTGTTTCGACATCATAAACCCTTTTTCCATCATCTGTCAACTTAAAAATAACAGGAATGTCAATCCTATCATTGAAATGATAACCCGAAACTCTATGAGTCTGAATAGACCTATAAGAGAAACCAACTTTTGTTTGCTCCATTTACTTTGATCCTCCGTTTATATCATTTAATCTATTAAATTCTACCTCTCTTAATTCACTTTGATTAATTTGATCTTGAATAAAATCATGGATGCTTCCCAAATCTTCGATTGAAGTACCGAAAGATTGATCGAGAAGTTGAGCAATATGCTCTGCGCATTGATCTTTTCTGTAAACAGAACTTGCTTCCAATGGAATCTCAAATGTGATTTCGGTTGTTTTCATATTAAATTAAAGCATTTGGTTCTAGTCTTAGATTTTCTTCGCTAACATTTTCTTGATAATTAATTGTAGGATAATAAATATTATAAGAAACTTGCTCGACTCCATCCTCTTGCCAACGAGGTGGAGAAACGCGAATTACATTCCTTACTATCCCAACAGGAGAAAACCTGTTTACAATACTTACTCTGTCTCCAATTTCAAAACTCATTTTAATAGTCGTCCTCGTTTTCTATATACTTATATCCTGCTTGATCTAACAGATCGACAAATTTAAGAAACTCATTGTATTTAGTTGCAGTAAAAAGCAAACTATTCTTTCCATCGTAATAATGTGCCTCGTACCAACTCTTGTCTTCATAACTTGAATTACGATCCGAACAATGTCTTATCATGTATTTTTTATTCATACCGACACATTAACACACTAAATTATGTGTGTCAACACCTTTTTTAATTTTTTCCATAACTTGTTCAAGAAAAACATTTGAATAAGTATTTCCTTTTCCACCTAAATTCCATTGCGATACAAATTCGGGATCATTTGTCCTAGATTTCCAATCGTAAATAGTCACAATATCACCTAGATCATTTTCCAACACCCATTCACATAATGTTTTATCTCCTTTGCCGAATGTTGGCAATCCGAATAATTCAATTAAATTAAAATAACTTGTTCTAATTGTATCTTGATAACAAGTTTTATTTATTTTGTTACCAACTTCGTCTGACCTTAATGTTTTCATTGTTGTATGCAATATTCGTTTAAATAAACACCATCTTGGATTAATTCGTCTTCAGTATATTCTATCGGTTCTCCATATTCTTCATCGTGCAAGAAATAACTTCCCGAATAACTGCAACGAACTAACTTTTTACAATTTTCTTCTATATAGATTATTTGATCTTCTTCATTCATTTTATATATTCCCTCTCTCTTAAATCTTCTTCAAACTCTTTTTTAAATTCATTTAACCAATTAGGATTAGTCGCAACTTCTGCAACGATCTCCCAAGGATCACCGATAAAGTTGTCAATGTCAACATCATAATGAAATTTTATTTGATCGACTAATGGCATTGTTTTAGTCCATTCTTTGTATGTTGGTAATTCTTTAGTTTGATTTGACATAATGTACATCCTTATTTATTTTAATTAACTCTGCAATTAAATCTTCTGCTTGATCTAAATTTTGTTGAGCTTCAACATAACTCATTTTATAAGCATTTGACTTTAGTTCTCCGTTTAGATAACCAAGTGCCAAGTACATATCTTGAACTATGGATTCAAGTTTGTCAAGTTTGTTATAAACCACATCTCCTGTTAACTTGTATTCACTCATAATGCTTTTGCTTGTGTTCTGCCCCCTGCATCTAATACATTGCGAAGACAACTTGATTGACCTGCTCTTGCAGTAACTTTCTTTGCATGAGCAAATGCACTAGGATCAGTAAATTGTTGCATCTCCATAGTGGATTTATCTAAATAAATATTAAGACCCTTGCGAGGAATTGAATTTGCAATCTTCTCTCCCAATGCTATTGATTCTTTTATACTTGCTTCAAATGCTTCTGCCGTATTCATATTTGTATCTTCGCATATTCCTTTCTGTTTGTCAATAAAAATTTTAAAAAACTTTTTTTAATTTAAATAAATTAAATGTAATCCGCTTTTGTTGGTAATGATTCAATTACTGATTCATGCTTATCCTCTTGATCTTGAAGCATTTCCATGATTTCTTCTCTGTAATCTAATTCAAATCTTTTGATAAATGATCTGTCTTTTTCGTATCTCCAAAAGAATTTTTTTTCTGCCTCAAACCATGCTCCAATTTCTCTATCATAAATTTCAAAGAATACATGAACTTCATCTAAAGAAAAATCATCAATGCTTGCATAGTCGGGCAAATGATGTGTTCCGCTTTGCCCCCAAGTACAATGTGTTCCTGCATAGTCAAATGAATCGTTTTCTATGCTCCATTGAGCATCACCTTGTAAATTAGCATAATACTTTCTAACAGGCACAACACCCATGTATTTCTGATTGCTATCAAAATTAAACTCATATAATTCAAACTCTTTTTCAATTTCCATTTTCGCAACCTTACTTTAATTTGTTTAACTTGTCAAGCCCCTGTGAGTATATTTGAATATTCCCAATCAAACATTCCTTCTTTATCATCCGCATTAAAGATAGCATAATCTTCTCCCCAATGATCTTCAGTTTCTTTTGAAAGCGAAAATCCACAACCCTCACCCTTTTTAGTTTCGTAAAAATCCTCTAATCTTTCACTCACATCTTTGATAGATGTAAAGCCTAAATCTTTAGCGGATTTAGTTTTTGAGGTATCATAATCAGTATAAAATTTTAAATCATCAATAGATTCTATTTTATGATATGTAATTTCTCTAACCAACAATACTTTATCTTTCATTTCGCAACCTTACTTTATTTTTTTTAATTTGTCAAGAACTTAATATTTCATCTAATAATTCTTGTGCAGAACGATCTGCTCTTTTCGCTTTCTCTCCTCTATACAAAACAACTCCACATTTTGAGCAAGAGTATCTAGCATTCTTTCTCAATCTATGCCTTTTATAAGTTACTCCGCAACAAGTGTCAACATATTTATGATGATTTTTTGGAGAATTTAATTTATCTTTACTGCACCTTTCGGGTTTTGCTCCTATTTCTCTGCAAATAGATTTCCATATCCTGCCATGTCCACGACCTGCATCTCCATGACGATGATAAGCTAGAGCATGAGCAATCTCATGTAGAATAGTATCCATGACTTCATCTTTGTCGTTAAGTTCAACATACCATTCTGCTAGATAAATCAATTTCCTATTGTAACTACAAGTTCCTAGAGCAACTTTTTTATTGTGCCATCTAAACTTCCACCCATGTTGTAGCAATCCATGTTTTTGTAAATTGTGAATCACTAAGAATCCTGCATAACTTTTGTCCATAAACCAACCTTACCAAATTTTTTTTCGCTTGTCAAATATTTTTTAAAACTTTTTTAAAGTTCGCTCATAGTAAAACTTAAAAGGATTCCACAAAGTAAAATTATTACAAAAAATTCCATATCAAACCTCTGTTAGAAGATCAACTAAATAATCATTTAGTGCTTTTACTTCATACAATGCTCTATCTTCAATTCCTTTTTCGATAAAGAAAGATAAACCATTTGATTTGAAGGAGTTTATTGATTGTATAATTTCTTCTTCGTCATAAGTTTCTTTTATTTGTGATTCAAGTTTTGATAGTAAAATTAATTCTTCACTTAGATTATTTCTGTTCATATACTTTATTATTTTTCTCTTGTTTATTAATTAGAGCATTGTGGATTAGATTTCTAGTAGGCTTATCAAGAAATCTTCCGTTCTCATCTTGAGGCATACTAGACAATATTTCAGAAGAAGAAATATTCAATACACTACAAATACATTTCAACTTTCTAAGTATTCCTATGTCTTTATATTTTAAGATTGCCCAAAGAGAATCTACTTGAACCTCATCTGCTTTGTGGATTTCTTCTTCTATATTTAAACTACTCTTTTTCTTTATTCCTGTTAGTTTTGTTTTCATATTAAAAAGGCTTATCGAATACTACTGAATTGCTAACACCATTATCGTTGTACTGCACCCAATAACTCCAACCATCACCTTGCATCTTCAAGAACCTATCAGCAATATCCTTGGACGTCAATCCATGCTTCTTGCAAAATCTGCAACTAGCAATTTGAGTGATTTTAGGATAAAGCCCACTAGAGTGTTTTTTATCTACATAATTACGAAGATATTGATCAATTTCATCTCCATCGTCATAACCTTTGGGAAGAATAACTTTTGGTTCTCCGTATTCGTCAAGATCATAGTCGAATTCTTGTAATCTCTGAGTATCAACTTTCTCCCAATCACTAGATTGATTATTTAAATCCAACTCATCTTGTGCAAGATCAGATTCTTCTGCATCATCTACATAATCGTCATTCCAATCATCTTCATCATCCCAACCATCGTTAGATTCATTGTAGATAGGCTTATTAGCCTCGTAGACTACCTTAGTCAACTCTTTGCGAGAATCAGTAATATCAGAGATCACCTTGTACTTGGAAACCCTAAGTTTCTGAAAGTCACAATCAGTAGGAACTGAAACTGCATCAGCAGGATCAAATTCCACTAGAAGCAAGCGACCATTCTGCCCTGCCCAATCATTGGCATAATCGTAAGAACCGATATGCAAACCATGAGAACAATGATTATCCTTGTTGTCATCAACGCACCTTCTTGCGACCTCGATAGTCTCTCCTACGCCATTGAATATTTGATGCCTATCGTTTGTCTTGCCTTGCACTACAATAGTGTCAGCATTGCCTGTATTAGACCAAAAGTTATCCTGTACTCCCTTGTACCCAAGAACCTTTCCTTCATCGGTAGTTGGAAGCAACTTGTAACTCATAAAGTTATACAATTCGTTTACGGAATTTGCGCTTGGATTTGATTGCAACCTAGTAATTAAATTAACTAGAGGAGCAGAATCCTTCATTCCTGCTCTGAGCATTTCAAGCAATTTGTCAACAACAACACCATGCAAACGATGACCTTTGTAGTAAACTACTTCATCCTTTACTTCAATGTCGCCCTCAACAAAATCCTCAACTGCTTTCGCAATGTCAAGCAAAGTTTCCAAGGCATCGTAATTGCCTTCAAGGATGGCGCTTTTCGCAAGTTTGAAATTCGGATGATCTTTGAGCAATGTATAAGGCTTGCCATCCCAAAGAACCATTATCGAATTTTCGCTTATCATGTTCGGTACGTATTTCATATTTTCCCTTTCGTTTTTAATTTAATAGAACCTTACCAAATATATTAGTTTTCGTCAAGTATTTTTTTCAAAAAAGTTTGGGTTTGGGGATTACTCATCCCCAAACCCTTGATTATCACACATTTGAATGTACTTTTCAGTTTCATCCAAAAGACAAAGTTCGTTCTCTTTGTTGTTTAAGTTGCCCCATGAGTTGCATGATTGAGAAATGTAAATCATAAGAGGATACTTCTCTACAAGAGATTGTACATTATCAGTAAATGCTTTTGCGCTAGACTTTGCAACAGGAAAAGTTTCCTTCACCCAATCGGTTTCCTTCTTGTACAAGTGCATCATTGCAATTCTAATATGATCTACTCCACCTTCTTCAAGAGTTCTCCAATCAGTTGCAACTTTATTGACCAAGTGATCTGAATGAATATTTTTCAATTTGAAACTAGAATTAGTAAACAATCTATTTAAAGTATATCCGTACTTGGATAATTTACTTGCAACATTCTCTGATTGAAAAACAAACATTTTATGAGCAAGAGTTGCATTCTCTACATCTGCTAAAACTTTGTCTTTGCAGTATTGAGTATAGAAATCGTTGTAAGAAATCCAAAGACCATCGTCCAACTTCTTTACATCTCCGACTCTAACACCAAACAATCTAATTGATTTGTTTTCGGTATTGGGTTCTGCACCTGCACGAATTTGACCCAACTTGCGATACAAATCATCCAACTCAATATCATAATCATCTCCCGATACATTATAATTTTTAATTGGAATATAAATCAATTTACCATTGACAGAACCTTCGATTTCTGATACGTCGGAAACGTCGTTGATTTGCTCTTCAAAGTTATCCCAAAAGTCTGCTAGACGACTAGCATAACCTTTGTCAGTTTTCATTACGAACAAAGGAATATTAGCGCGACTCTTGCCATTCGCTTGACGAATACCTGTCTTGATTGGCTTTTGCTTTTCAACCTCTGATGTCTTGACAATGTGACTATCATCGACTTGATCGAAATGCCATTCATTCTTCATATAATCATGCGCATCTTGGTTCACAGGATTAATGAAATAGATATTTTCTAGATGATCGTTTTCAGTAAACAAAGTTCTTGCCCTAAGATTATTTCCATGAGCAGATTCAATATCTTGAATAGCGAGTAAAACATCTTTGTCGCAATGAACCCTATTTACCTTGCAAGACTGAACCTTAAATCCATCTCTAGCATCGGAATCATTAATCTTAGTAGTTTGAGTAATAATCAAGTCATCGGTATATTCATGCTTGCGATGAAAATAAAACGAAGTAATCTTAATGTCATTCCATTCAAATGAGTTTTCAAAAATGTTTCTCATTTGATAAGGCATAGCATTTATAACTTTTGCATAATTCATTTTTGCATCAAACAAATCAGTAGAGTCTGCAAGTTTTCTCTTAGCAATCTCTTGAACACCTTTAGATGCAACAACTAGATACTTTGCAATAGTTTTCTGAGTAGACTTGTTGTACTCCAACGACTCTCTGCTATGATGCAACTTTACTGCACCCAATGGAACTCTGAGATAGAAATTATCTTGTTGCAAAAGATTCCTGCAAATATCTCTGAGTTTTTCGTCTTGGACGAAATTAGTTAAGTTAATGGCATCTGTATCAATAGGATACTTCACTCTACCCATGAGAACATGAGAACGATTACTACCATGCCTATAACCATACCTAGAACTATCACTCTCTTTTACGAAGAACCAATCGTCATTATCACTCTCTAAGATTTTTTCTCTTGGAGAAATAAAATCATCTTCAACACCAATGAATTTTGGCATCTCTTCATTAGAGAAGAACTCGAAAAACTTCTGTACAATTTCTTTAAACTCATCTACATCCGAATCAGATACTGCAACTTCGATAGACAAACCTGTTGGTTCGTTAGTTGGTTCTGCTTCACCAACCATTGCAATCTTGGTATCGTCATCGTCATTTACGAAAACATTGTAAGTCTTTTTCACTCCACCATGATAAGAGACACAAGTGAAATTATCTCCATAGGAAAGAGGAGCAAACTTACCGATACCGAAAGCACCGATATAATTGTTTGAATTTCTCTTGGTTGACTTGCCATACTTGGAGTAAAGACCAAATACATCTTCTTGACTAAGACCCCCACCGAAATCACGAACCGAAAAGGTTGGATTCATACTAGTTGGCAACTTTACTTCAATAGGACGAGAAACATTTGCTTCTGCATTTGCATCAAGTGCATTTGCAGTTATCTCTCTAACAACTGCAAGACGAGTGTTAGAATAATTATTGCGAAGGAGTGAGGCAACATACCTCATGTCTTCGGCATCAATCGTGCAATTTACTGAGTCAAAATCGTGACTCTGTATTACTTGTTTGTTTTTGTCTTGTGTGATAATCATTTTCGCTTTTCCTTTTTTTATGTGTGATAAAATTTAAACTATGAGCCTACCTTACCATAACAAATTTTCTTTGTCAATACTTTTTTTAATTTTTTTTAAAGATGATGTTTTGCTCCTATTCTTGAAATCTCAGAAATAATACCTTTCAACTCCTTAACATAAGCACATAACTTGAGTAATTTCAAATAATATTCTTGTTTTTTTTCTTCGTGATGCTCAGATGCCTCTTTCTCAATTTCTTTAATTAGATTGTCTATCTCTATATTTGTCATCCTAGTCTTCACCTAAATTAACAATAAAGAGAACAAAAAGCAAGAACAAAATGCAACCAAGGAAAACATTTGTCAAGTAGAATGCTTGAGGTAAATTATACAGAATTTCCATGCTCATCATCTGAATAAATCCTGTCAGTCATTGGTGTAAAATTTCCATCAGTATCATAATGCCCACCTTGAATATTAGTCGGAGTAAAATTTGATGCAACTCTTTGTTGGATTTCTACGATCATATTGTCGGTATAAGTAAGATATTTCATATCTTCATCATTGATACTAGCACCTTCTTCAAGATCGTCAAGCAAATTCTCGCAAGAACTAATGATTCCTTGCAAGGTTATTTCTTCTAGCGAAACATCTTCTTTATTTATTTCTGCTTGTTTCATGCTACCATCAAATCTTCTAACTGAGAGTAATCAAACTCACCTCTCTTTGCAGGAGTTACAACCTCATATAAGAACATTCTGATTGCTTTACAAATG